ATTAAATTTTTTCTTATCATCGGTTCAGAAAATACTGAATCAATTTTTACTTCTTCAATATCAGTTTCTCTATAATCATAATCCTGATCTCCAAACAAATATTGATCCTTATAACTCATAGGTGTTTTATCTTCTATCTTTAAAATAGATTTATATATTCCTCTTAAATCTCGTATACAAATAATAAATTTTGTTTCTGGAAAAGTATTTCTAGTAATATCTACAATTTCATTCCACATCCTTGACTTATCTAAAAAAATTTTTTTATCTGTTAAGGTATTCATCCATGAAGTAGAACCTTCCCTACAAAAATTATAAAAAAGATTATAAGAAATATCAGAATCATATTGAGAGGTATAAACATGATCATCAAGAGATGATTGCATACCTTTCATTATAACAGACAATAATGAATCTGGAGAACCATAAACATCGGGATGTTGATTAATCAAATTTACTAAAAGAGTGGACCCCGATCTCGGAAGCCCACACATAGGAACTAATATAGTCATTTTTTATAAGAGAAGTTTTTAACTTTTTCAAACCGAACAGTCTCATGGAACTTATCATGCAAAGACTCTTTGTGAGAAATAACAAAAATATTTGAGTCTTTAATGACGTATCTGATAATTTTAAGAAATTCTTCTGTACCAAATCCATCAAGAGATGAGTCAAATACCTCATCCATGATTAGTAAGTTAGTACTTGTAGAGTTTTTAAATTTTGCTACTTCTCTCCAAGTGAATAACAGTGCAAGGTCAATTCTTTGTTTTTCACCTTCACTAAAAGAGCTGTAAGAAAAATCTTCGTGGATTGGAGACTGGACGGTTTCGTTAAACTCTTCATCTAAAGTAAAGTTAATATAGAAGTCCATCATCTGAAGATAACGATTAACTTGCTGATTTATCAGCGGTAGATACTTCTTGATGATTTGAGATTTAACTCCACCGTCTTTTAAGAGGCCATACGCAAAATCGTAGTGGTTAATAGCGTCTCTTCTTTCAGCGAGTTCGTCGTAAGTAGTATTAAGTTTTTCTTTGAAAGACTCTAACTTTTCATTCTCAGCAGTTCTGTTTGCAAGTTGATCGGTAGTTCTTTGAATTTCCGATTCCAGATCTCTGATTTGTCGTTGACATCCAGTGATCTTAATATTGTTTTGAGAAATGCCATGTGTTAAGGATGTAATCTCCTTTGATAGAGTTGAAAAATGACGCTCTCGATCTTCTTCCTCTTTAATTGCCTCCTCTAGTTGTATATAACCAGATTGCAACTCTTTTGCTTTAGCTTGAGCGTCTGTAATTCTATTTATTCTGAGCGTTTCTTCAATGTTCTGATCGCATGTTGGGCATACCGTATTCTCAGAAAAGAACTTATGCTCCTTAGTAATTGTCGATACTTTATTTGAAATCTTTCCTTTTAAATTACCAAGAGTGCGAAGTTTTTCTGTAGCTCCAGAATACTTTTCTAATTCTTTTTGAAGATCTATCAATTCTATATTCTTTTCTTCATTAGATCCTATCCAATTATTCTCTTCTACAAGAAGTTGACCGATCTTAGTTTCCTTATCTACAATATTCTGCTTAGCACGATTTTCTAACTCATCAATAAAGTTCTCTTGCATATTTACTTTATCAGTAAAAGAATCTTTCTTGAGTTCATAAAGACGAATATCTTCTTTTGACTGGCGAATCTTATCTTTAATAAGATTATTCATAGAAGTAAAAATTTTAATATCAAGAAGATCTTCAATAACTTCTCTTCGATTTGCAGAAGACAACTGCATAAAAGGAACAAAATTACTACTACCCAAAATAACAATTTGAGTAAAAGACTTATAGTTCATTTTTAGAACAGTTTGCTCAAACCATTTCTGCTGATCATTAGCCGAGGATGATTGATCTAATTTGGTATCATTTCTATAGATTTCAAACAATGCAGGTTTGATTCCTCTACGAACTTTCCAATCAGTATTTCCGATCTTAAATTCAATCTCAACAACACAATCCTTCTCGTTTGTAGAGTTTACGAGTTGAGGTTTGTTAATCTTACGAAAAGATTTACCAAAGAGAGAAAAACACAATGCATCCAAGATTGTACTTTTTCCTGCTCCATTATTACCAATGATTAATGTGGTTTGGTTTTTATCTAATTCTATTTCTGTAAATTGATTTCCAGTAGAGAGAAAATTTTTCCAACGAATCGTTTCAAACAGTATCATTTTCTAATAAAGGAGGGATAACGAGATCATTTTTAGTTATTATAGCGTAATTATATTCGTTTTGATCACAGGTGTAAAGTAAAAGTTCATCGTCAACTTCCATAACATTCATTTCGGGATAATTATTATCTCCTAACATTATAGAAAATCTAGTAGCATCATCTTCTTCTTCAAAAATATACAGCACTTTAACGCCTTGCTCATTAGTTACAGAATAGGCTCCGTCATCTTCGCGATCTTTTACTGTAAGTATGTACATCACACAAGTTCACATGCTTCTCTATATATCTCGGATATAATTTTCTTGACCGTGGTTTTATTTAAATCAACTTCAGACTCTTCAATATGTCTGTTGAGAATAGATAAAGTATCTTCGGATTCAACTTCCGAATCTTCACTTTGAAGATATCCATTATTGTAATCAAAGTTCTCAATAACTTTTAGATCTGCAACTCCAGTATCATAGAGTTTATCAAGAAACTTCTCAAACTTTTTGGAGTCAGACTTTTTCTTTACAATAACCTTAATAAGTTTATTTTCATACTCTCTTGCATCAAACGTTTGATAAGGAGTATCCTCATAATATATTTTATAAAAAAGTCTATAAGGATTATCTACTGGAAAATGTTCAAGAGTTTCTGTATCAAAGATGTTGAATCCTCTCCGATCACCGACATCGTTCCAGAACATCTCGTACGGGTTGCCCAAGTAGTAGATTCTTCCGTCATTCGATCTAGTGTGGTAGTGACCGCTAAAGACATGGGAGAACTTCTCAAATAATTCGCCTCCATAACCATGCTCCATGACGAATCCTTTATAAGGAGCAAATCCTCGGAGCTCAAGGTGCCCCATCGCGCAGTTGCAATTTGTATTTTGAATAGATTTAAAAGTGCTTTGCTCATTTTCTTCATTAATCCATGGTATAAAAAGAATCGGTAATCCACCAATAGTTGCTTCAGTGGGTTCCGAATAAACTGTTACGTTAGAATACTCTCTTAGTAAGAGATCTACAGCATTAACATCATTTGTATTTTTGTAATAAGCAGTGTGATTACCGACAATGGTGTGAACTTCGATACCCATTTCTTTTAGACGATCAAAGTAGTGATCCTTTGCCCATGCTAAAGCAGAGAAGTCAATACCTTTACGAGAATCAAAGGTATCACCCATATCAATAACTGTAGTAATTCCATACTCTTCCAAATAAGGGAAGAATATATTTTCATAAAACTTTAAAAAGTAATCATGAAATAACTTAGAATTTTTACGAGCACCAAAGTGTTGATCAGTGATGATTGCTACTTTCATTATAAATTAAAATCAGTGGTAATCGCTTGTGATATATCTCTAGTATACCACATTATGAGAGTATATCTACAGTTGGAAATAACTTCATTAACTCGATGCATGTATTTCTTACCATCGAAGGCTACTGTCTTTCCAGTCTTAGGGATAATTTTTATATTTTCTTGATCAATGCATGTTTCACCACCTGTATAATTATCATTCAGATTTGTTATTGATACAAGGTTAGTATGCTTTCTTCCATTATCATAATGCATATCCATAGAAGATCCTGGACCCCATAAAACAATTTGAGCATATTCAATAAACATTGACCCGAATGTTTTATTTACAAATCGTTCAATAATGATTGCTGTTCTTTTTGCAGTTATGTAATCTTCTCCCCGAATATTGTTCAGGTCAATCATTATTGAACTATTATATTCTTCTTGACTATGTTTATTTCTTTTAAAGATATTAATCAGTTCATCACAGATAAGAGGATGAACTAAATCAGGATCTATCAGTATCATACTAATATCTTAGTTTAGAATGAAT